ATGTGGGGGCCTTGCAGGGGGATGTCGGGGCCTTGCAGGGGGATGTGGCGGGCATTCTGGCCGTCCTGCCGCTTCTCGAGGATCTGGCAGATGGCTTGCCGTGGTTGGCCATTCCAATTGGTGTACCGCTTCCGATCTGGACCCACATAACGGGGGTTGACGAGCCGCCTACCGACAACCCGGCGTTTCGATTCATCAAGCTCACGGCGTCCGACTCGTACAACGACGGTGTGCTGACCAGCGAGTCGGTGTCCGGCTCTGCGCCACTGATCGACGCGACGGCTGTGATCGACTACTCCGACAGCCCGCTGCACGGGCAGACGGTGCGGCTGATCAATACGGAGCGCCGCGTACTGCGGGCCGGTAGTAGCGGGGGTTTGCAGGACGACGCGCTGCAGAACATAGCCGGTGAGATTACGAACTTGACGGCTACAGCAAGTGCTTTGTCAGGACCGTTTGTGTCCATAGGCAGTTCGTTGACAACGCGGCCGAGCAGTGGCTCAAGCGTGAATATGACGGTGGGCTTCGATTCTTCGCGGGTAGTAAGAACGTCGAATGAAACCCGCATGCGCAACGTCGGCGCTGATTACTACATGCGCATCCTATGAAATTCGATAGTCAGGAATGGCGGCAGCGACGAAACGAATTGCTGCACCGATGGATAGGCGACCCGAATGCGGTCGCCTTTTTGTTGGATGTGTTTGCCATCGGCGAGGTTTGGGACGACCTGGTCGACAAGGACAAGCCAGTGTCCAGCGAGGACGTGAACAAGGTGTTCTACACGGCGCTGATCACGCTTCCGAACAATCCGTTCTACCAAGCCTATCGCCCGCAATTGTCCGGTGTGATGGTGGCGGGGATCCATGCATGGATTGACTCTACGACGCTAGAGAAGGGCGACAAAACGGACCGAGCAATCGCCTTTGTCTTGCGCGATTGGTACATGGAGCTATTGACGCTCGTCGCGACGCTCCTACACGGCTTTGACTACGCGCAGTCCATCAGCTTGGAGATGCGCCGGTTTTTCTTCCACGAAAGTTTGGACGAGTATCTAGGAGAACCGCTATGAGTGGTGGCGGCGGGGGAAGCAGCAGCACGACCCAGACGACCAAGGTCGAACCGGCAGCGCAGGTGGCTCCATACCTAGCGCCGTTCATGCAGCATGCTTCGGCTGTTGCAATGCGGCCTTGGGAAGCGTACACGGGAAAGCGGATCGCTGATTTCACCCAGGATCAGCTCGCCGGGTTTGACATGGCGCGGCAAAACGCCCAGCAGGCGCAGCAGAGCCTACAGGGGGCCAATCAGTACCTAAACCAGACGATAGGCGGCCAATACCTTGGGTATTCGCCTCAGCAGGTCCAGGCAGGCACAAACCCGTACTACGGACAAAACAACCCATATCTGCAGCAGCAAATCAACGCTGCCCAACAGGACATCGTCCGCAGCTTCAACAATTCTGTCGCGAACAACACGGATGCGGCGTTTGCCAGGGCTGGGGCGTTTGGTGGGTCGGCTTGGCAGCAGGCGCAGGCTGAAAACGCCAACCAGTTGGCACAGAACCTAGGCCGGGTGACGAATGACATGCGCATGCAGGATTACCAGCTGCAGGCGCAGCTTGGCGAATCCGATCTCGCTCGACAGTTGCAGGCGGGGCAGTTCAATGCGGCGCTGGGGGATCAGGCGTATCAAGCCGAGCGAGCTCGGATGCTGCAGGCAGCGGGGATGCTGCCCGGCATGGCACAGGCCGGTTATTCGAATGCGCAAGCGCTATTGGGGATTGGGGATGCGCAGCAGGCGATGGAGCAAGGAAAACTCGACCTTGCCTATCAAGACTGGCTCGCCAAGCAGAACTACCCCTATCAGCAGCTGGACGTCATGGGCAATGCGATTCGCACAATCATGGGCGGTGGCGGCACGACGACGCAGATTGGGCCGAATCCGTATCAGCGTAACTCGACGGCATCCGCGCTGGGTGGGGCGATTGGTGGCGCTACCGTCGGGGCGAATTTTGGCCCGTGGGGCGCTGCGATTGGTGGTGGGCTCGGCCTGCTAGGTGGTCTGTTTGGTTAGGAGATCTCGCGATGGATATCTTCGAGACGCTGCGCGTTCTTAATGGGAAGACCCCGAATTACAAATGGTCGAAAGAGAACCCTTTTGCCACGGGTGCCGCGCCGACTCAGGGTGGTTTGCTAGGAGGGGTCTTTGCTCAGCCGGCGTACCGACTCAAGGGCAGCGAGGCTGAGCGAGCTTACGCACAAATGGCGTCCCCCTATGCCCAATGGGCCGCGCAGCAGTTGCAATCGGTGTTGCCTCAGCAACAGGTCGCAGGTCCACAGCAGATGCAGTGGGCCGACCCGCAGCAGATGGCACTGGCCTCGATGTGGGAAGAATACAACCGGCAGCAGCGTGCTCGGATGTATGAGCAACACACCAACTAAGGAGCCGTCATGAATGCCCCATTCTCGGTGCCTGCGGGTTTCTCGATGGCTGATGTTGGCAAATACGATGCGCTGCCATCGTTCGATGGGCTAACGCCACTTTGGCTAGCGGACCTGCTAAAGATGGGCGGGGCGATCGGTGGGCAGCAGCAACCAATGCCCCAGATGGCCTCGGCACCCGCTGTTCCCGTTCAGATCGGTGGTGGCCAGTTCGTGCCTGCTTATCACCCGAGCATGTTCGCGCCTCGTCCGACTGCACAGGCGCTGTCCGGGCTTCTCGGTGGAGTGATGTGACATGGGACTGTTTGATGCACTGGCGGCCCAGACGCCGGAAGGCGAAGCGCTGCGGGCTGGGTTGCTCGGGATGGGCACTGGTCTGCTGTCTGGATCTGTCGGCTATGGCGGGGCGTTTGCGCCTGCGTTGGCTCAGGGATTCGCGGGGTTCGCGGCTGGGCGTCAAAATGCCCTGACCGCTCAGCAGGAAGCGCAACAGCGGGCCTTGCAGCAGCAGATGATGACCTTGCGCCAGAACGAGCTGCAGCGGCAAATTTCTCAGCAGCAGCAAGCGGAACAATGGTTCCAGCCCGGCGCGACGAGCGAGGCGCTGTCTGATCGCATCCACCAAGCTCTGAACAGCCCCAATCCCGAAATCCGGCAATGGGGTTTCAAGATGCTCGATGTCCAAAACGCTGGGCGGCAGGGGATGTCTGGCCTGGTGCCCACGGACCAGGGTTATGCGTATCGTGACCCGCAGGGGAATATGGTCATCGCCAAGGGGCCGGATGGACGCCCGTTGATGCCAGTTTCGTTGTTGTCTCAGGATCCGACCCGGCAGGGTGAAATTGCCATGAGCCGGGCCTATGGGCAGCAGACAGGGAAATCGCAGGCCGAGCGCGAGGATCAAGCCCCGGCAGAACTGGAAACCATTGCGCAGATGCGCACGACGATCAATCAGGTTAAGAATCACCCAGGATTCTCGTCGGCAGTCGGTTGGCAAGGGATGTTCCCGACGCTTCCTGGTACGAAAGAACGTGGTTTTGTGACTGCGCTCGACCAGTTGAAGGGGCAGACCTTCCTGCAAGCTTATCAACGCTTGAAGGGCGGCGGTCAGATCACTGAAATCGAAGGGAAGAAAGCCGAAGCCGCAATCGCTCGACTGGATCGTGCCCAGAGCGAGGAAGATTTCAAGGCAGCTTTGGCCGATCTTGAAAGCGTGCTCGACGCAGCCGAACAGCGCATCCGCAGCCAAGCAGGTGGAGCGGCAAGGCAAGCAGTTACGGGCGGACAAGCCCCGCAAGGGGCGCAAGGATCGCAACCCGCCAAGGGTGACTATTCCAATCTTTGGGGTGGCTGATGGCTTTCAACGTGCTTGCTCCGCAGGTCGCGGCGCGTCTGGCTCAAGACCTGCAGCTGACGCCTGAGCAGGCGGCAGGAATTGTGGGGCAGTTGGGCTACGAGTCGGCGGGCCTGCAGGCGATCAACGAGCGCAACCCGATCGTGCCAGGTTCCCGAGGGGGCTTCGGGTGGGCGCAGTGGACCGGCCCGCGTCGACGGCAGTTTGAGACTTTCGCGGCTCAGAACGGGCTCGATATCACCGACCCGGAAGCCAATTACCGTTTTCTGGTCCATGAGCTGACGAACACCCCAGAAGGCCGGGTTCTGCCTGCCATACGCCAAGCGAAAGACGCGCAGACGGCGGGCCGGATTTTCACTGACCAGTTCTTGCGCCCTGGTGTGCCTGCGTATGACCGCCGGGCGTCCTGGACGGAGCGAGCTTTGAATCTGATTATCCCCACGGCGCAGGCTGGGACGTTGACACAAGGGCAGTCCCGCCCGCCCAAGGCATGGAAAGACGTCATCGCGTCGAAGGAGTACCAGGCGCTGTCGCCCGAGCAGAAGGTCGAGGCGCAGAACCAGTATTTCAACGAGGTAGTTGCGCCGCGAGTGCCGTCTGGCGAGGTCGAGGCGGCCAGGGCGCAGTTCTTCACGCAGTATCCGGTCGACTACATGCGAGTTGAGATCTCGCATGAGGAGTCGCAGGAAAAGGCAGGGCCGACCAGCTCCCTGGCTCCAAATGGGCAGCCGTGGCTGCCGCTTGGCCGTACCAACGTCCATCCGGAGCAGACGGTAGACGAAGAGAAGCCTTCTGTACTGGGAAATCTGGCTCGAGGAGTGGCTCAAGGCGCTGGCGACATGCCCGCTGGGATAGCCCAGAATGCGGCGCATGAGGCTCTGGCGATCGTAAATGCCATCGCGCCTGGATCGTCCATTGCCCAACGCGTCCAAGAGCGGGTCGCACAGATCGACAAGGAGGTAGAGGATCGGGAACAAGAGTATCAAGCTGCCACGCCTGAGTCTGTCGCTGCTGGTATCGGGCGTCTGATCGGTGGGGCGGCGATTCCAGGCGGGGTAGGTAGCCGCTTGGTAACGGTCGGGGGCAATTTGGGCCGCTCTGCCGCTGCGGCGCTGACCAATAGTGCAGGGGCTCAAACTGCTGGCCGGGCGCTCGGCCAAATCGCGGGTAGCAGCACACTAGGCGCTGGGCTGGCCACGACGCAGCCAGTAGACGAATCTGGCGATTTCGGCGCAATTCGCCGTGGTCAGGCGCTAATGGGCGGCGTCGCTGGCGGGGCACTGCCTGCAGCTGGTGCGGTCGCTCGGGGGGTAGTCGGCAACGTTTCCCCCGAGGTCGCAAGACTGGCGCAGCGGGCGCAGGAGCTCGGGATCAACATCCGGCCCGACCAGCTGCTTAACAGCAAGCCGGTCAACGCGTTGGCCGCTGCCTTAGATTATCTGCCGTTCTCTGGCCGGCAAGGTGCGCTCAGCAAGCAGCAAAAGCAATTCAACCTCGCGGTTGCGAAGACGATAGGGGAGAACACGCCCAACCTAACGGTTGCGATCAACAATGCGTCCCGCCGTCTGGGGGCTCAGTTCGATAAGTACCTGAAGAACACAGCGATAAAGGCAGACGATCAGTTCCGGTCGGATCTGTCGCGCGTCATGCAAGAGGCGCGGGAGGAAATGACCGATCAGCAGTTCAGCATCATTTCTCGTCAGGTCGACAACATCCTGGCGAAGGCGAAAAACGGGGCTTTGGAGGGCACGTCTGCCTACAACCTCAAGAAGATCCTTGACCGGATCGGGAAGTCGAGCGATTCGACCGTTTCCTACTACGGCAAGCAGTTGCGTTCCGTGCTGCTGGATGCACTGAACCGTTCCTTGCCTGACGGCGGCAAAGAGTTTGCGAAGGTTCGCCAGCAGTGGAGCAATTTACGTGAGCTTGAAAAGCTTGTCCCTCGCGGTGCTGAAGGGTCTGTCTCAGCTGCCCGGTTGGCCAACGCCAAGGGCATCAAGGGCGGGGAACTGAATGACCTTGCCAACATCGCCGCGCAATTCCTGAAGCCGAGGGTAGGAGACAGCGGGACCCCTCAACGCGCCGGGGTATACGCGGTCCTGGGGACGGGGGGATGGTTCGACCCGATGAGCGTCGGGATAGGGTTAGGGGTCGGAAGGCTTGCCAATACCGTGATGGGGAACCCGCTCTTGGCCAATTCAATGATCCGGGGTGCCGTCCGTCCGCTTGGCCTCAATGGAAATGCGGCTCCGGTCGCCGGTCAGCAGGCGCTTCCAGCGACGGTGCGCGGGCTCTTCCCAGACCTCCTCCCAGGACTCGCCTCCGGGTCTGCGGGCCTGGCGGTGACTCGATAGCCAGGGTTTAACCGTGATCTTCCACACCGTGATGACTAGCAAGGGAATCCAGATCGCGAGGGCGATGTTCTCAATCGTCTTGGCATCCAACTTTTGAATCTCCCAAACCGGTTTCAAAACGCCCGCCTAGTGCGGGCTTTTTTATGGGTGTTTGAAATGCCTGTACCCAGCTCGATCCTGGACCTAGACACGTCCGAAGCGATGAACTCGCCTGCCGGGTCGGATCCAGTAGGGGGCACGCTGGATAACTACCTGCGGGCCCACGCTGCAATCCTAAAACGGCAGTTTGTCAAAGGCAACGACCTTAACTCGGCTGCGACGCTAAACGTCCCGGCAGAAGGCTCGTATTTCCTGGTCAAGAACTTGGTGACGCCCATCACCGAGTTTGCCGACAACTTTGCCGGTCGGGTCGTGGCTCTGCGGTTTGAAGCCGGGATCACGCTGGAGCATTCCTCGGCGCTCATTCTGCCTGGCGGGCTGGATATCGTCACCCGCGAGGACGACACCGCGACGTTCATCAATGAATCGTCTGGTGTTTGGCGGTGCCTGCACTACAGCCGGGCCGATTACTCCAAGTGGATGAGCCGGGCCATCGGTGAAGTGTTCGCCATCCAAACCGACCTCACTGGGGCCGAGATCCCGCCCAATACGAGCCCGGATTTTCGATACATCGTCCTGACGGCGAGTGATTCGTACAACGACGGCGCTTTGACTGATGAGAGCGTCAGCGGGTCGGCACCGGAAATCACTGCAACTGCGGTCATCGACTACCCGGCCAGTCCGATGCATGGGCAAACGGTCCGGCTGATCAACACCGAACGCCGTTTCCTGCGTGCGGGGTCTGCTGGGACAACGGAGACGTCGGCCAACAAGTCTCATACGCATACCGGGACGGCGACGTCAGCGGGGGCGCACACCCACGCCGCAAGCACGGGATCTGCTGGGGCGCATACGCACAACTATCAACGCGCAACTGGCGCCAACAGCTACGGGAGTGGCGGCGTTGCTGCGTTCGCAGATAACACTCTTACGGCTACTTCGTCTGCTGGTGCCCATACGCATACGGTGACAGTCAACAGCGCCGGTGCGCACACGCACCCTCTTAGCGTTGACGCGGATGGAGAAGCCGAGGCCCGCCCGTACAACGTCGGTATCACCTACTTCATGAGGATCGCGTAAATGCCCTACGCCGCAAACGGAATCATCAGCCGGTCGCCCATCGAAGGTGGGATTGAGATTACCGAGGACCAATACCAGCAGGCCTTGGAGGGCATGCTTGAGGGCAAGGTGGTCAGCATCGACGGAGGTTTGCGCGTCGAGTCCCCGCCGAAACCTGAACCGGAGCCTGCGCCTGAGCCAGAGCCGCAGCCGGTCACAGTATTCAGCGCCCGAGACTATCTCAAGCGCTTCACGCGGGATGAATACGCAGCGGCGCGGACGTCCAGCAACATCGACGTCCAGTGGATGCTCGATAACTTGATCGCCGCCCAGTACGTCGACATCAATGACCCCGAGGTATCGGCGGGGCTGGATCTATTGGTCGCCGAGGGGATCATCACCAAGCAGCGCAAGGCTGAGCTACTGGCCCCGGGGGAGTAGCCATGGACCCGCTCGCCGAAATCAGCACGCGCCTGCACAACGTCGAGCGCCGGGTGGACCGGCTGTATCACTGGGGGGCCGCTGCCTTTGCGGTTTCAACAGTCCTACTGGGCGGCTATCTGTGGTTCTTGAACAAGGAATACGACCGTCAGGTGAAGATGAATGACCTGGTGGTCCAGATGTCGCTCGACATACAGCTCGTCAAGGAGCAGCAGCAGCGCCAAAACCTGGAGAGCAGCCGTGCCTGGGCACTGGTACGGGAGCTCCTCAAAAAGGGGGGTGTTGTTGTTTCCGAATCTGACTTGCGGGACATTCGGTAATGAATTTCGACCAATGTTTCGAGCGGCTCATCGGCCACGAGGGCGGGTACAGCAATCACCCCAATGACCCCGGTGGTGAGACGATGTGGGGGATCACCAAACGCGTGGCGGTTGAGAATGGCTACACCGGCCCGATGCGGGCGTTGACGCGCGAGCAGGCCAAGTCGATCTACAAGCGGGCCTATTGGGACAAGGCAAAGGCCGACCAGTACGACGGCGCGATTTCCTTTCAGCTGTTCGATGCCGCTGTCAACCACGGGATCACGCAGGCGATCAAGTTCTTGCAGCGGGCCGTGGGCACGACGGCTGATGGGATCGTGGGGCCTAAGACGCTGGCCGCCATCGCCGCGATGGACGTTGACGATGTCCTGATGCGTTTTAACGCAGAGCGCCTGCAGTTCTACACGGACCTCAGTACCTGGAACACGTTTGGGCGCGGGTGGGCTCGGCGTGTAGCAGGCAACCTCAAATACGCGGCGGAGGACGCATGAGCTTCGATTGGAAAGTCCTAATTGGGAAGGCAGCACCCATGCTGGCCACGGCCTTGGGTGGGCCTTTGGCAGGTGCGGCGGTGGCCACGATAGGGCAGGCCCTGGGCCTCGGGCAAGAGGCGTCGGAGGAAGAAATAGCCCGCAAGCTCGCGTCTGCGAGCCCTGATGTGCTCCTGCAGCTGAAAAAGGCAGAGCAAGAATTCTCCGTCAAGATGGCCGAGCTCGGCTTCAGATCTCAGACCGACCTCGCACGGATTGAGATGGAAGACCGAGCAAGTGCCCGTCAGCGGGAGCAGGCAGTCCAGGACTGGACTCCCCGCATTCTTGCCTTCCTGATCACGGCTGGCTTTTTCGGGATGATCCTGGCGCTCATCTGGGCTCCGATCCCTGAAGGGGCGAAAGAGCCGCTGCTGATCCTGATCGGTACGCTGGGCGGGACGTTCTCCTCCATCATCGCGTACTACTTCGGGTCCACCGCGGGCGGTCAGAAGAAGTCGGAGCTGCTGGCTAAGAGCGGCGGGCTGCGTTGATCACCTGCGCATGTTGATAATGGCCGGCTCAGGCCTGACACCTCTTGCAAGACGTGGTGGACCCGGGCATTGGTTCTCCTTGGCGCGTGTCTAATATCAACTCCTGCCTCTAGCATCCATGCGGCTCGGCGGGCGGGNGATGTAGCAAGAAATATTAGACAAGCATCGCCAATTTCTCTATCCAAATCAAGAGATTACCCACGTGCAGCATAGCTACTGCTGCATCAT